CAAAACTGCTGGCAGACGAAGCGGCAAAAGCAATCAGAGCAAGGAGTAAGGTATGAGTGGGGAACACAACATCAACCAAGACTACGACAAACGGCTAGACAAAGCAGCCGAGCACCTTGGCGCGGGCGCATTGAAACTGATAAAGCAAATACTTGCCAAGCACGATGCGGCAATCATTGAGGCAAGCCAAGAGGCAATAGAAGCGGCAGTGTTGGCAGAGCGTGAGGCGTGTGCAAAGGTGTGTGACGAAATCGTGGCCCGTTACAGACACGCAGACGATGCTCCTGAGATGGTTGCCGCCAACTGGTGCGCCGACGGCGTGCGCGCAAGAGGCAGTGTTTAAGTTACTACTGGCTTTGTTGATGCTACCAACATCAGTAATGGCCGTGCCGTACAGTAAGCAGGCAAAATGCTTGGCTGACAATCTGCACTACGAAGCACGTGGCGAAAGTCTGGCGGGTATCAGGGCGGTAGCTAACGTAGTCTTAAACCGAGTCGCAAGTAAGCGCTGGCCGAATTCTATCTGCAAAGTTGTGTATCAAAAAAAGCAGTTTAGCTGGGCCAACGATTACAGGGCTAGAAACCCAAGGCTGGTGGCATACACGCAGAAGGTGCAAAGAGTTGTGGCCAAGGCAATGGCGGGAAGGCTAAAGGACAACACGAGAAAGTCAACGCACTACCACACAATAGCTGTTTACCCGCAGTGGGCGGGCAGGTTGGAAATGACTGAAGTAATTGGGTTTCATGTTTTTTATAAATATCACAGGAGAAAGAAATGACTTGCAACGACTGCGAACGATACAAACTGAGCGCGTCCATGTGGCGTGCCGAAGCATACAAACACGCGGGTACGCCCTTACCGTGGGAGCCCGAAGAACTGCTACGCAAAGAGTATGAGCGTGGGTACGCAGACGCTATGAAGCCGCAGACCCCCGTACCCCCAAAGGAGAAGAACACATGATTGACGTATATAGACTCGGATTGACGCTAATTGCGGTTATGATTATTTCAGCCACCACAGGGTTCCTGTGGGCCTTGGCTACACACTAAAGGGTTTATATGAGCGGACACCGCCGCGAGCTAAACGTAACACCCGCTGCTAGGGAGTCAGCACACCGCAAGATCACCCTCACGTTGGGTGTGTCGGGAGCGGGTGATGAGCAGGTGAACGTCCTCCTTACCGCATTGGCGCACGTTGCCATGCGCGAAAATTTAGAGATGGCGAGCGTCATATGCGCTTTGACCTCTATATACCTTGAGTTCGAAGATATGTACTGCGATGAGGACGACGACGATGACTGAAACAGAACGCGAGCTTGATTTTTTGGTAGCGGAATTAAGGGAAGAAAACGGCATCTTGCGACGAGCCTTAATGAGCGTCCTTGCGCTACCCACCCCACACAAACCGGAGACCCCCCATGACGACAAAGATTCTTACTGACGCCTTATACCGTGGCGCCGATGATATACAGCACGGCGGTTCGCACTACACAGAGATGGCGGTACAGCCGTGGGCTGTAATGAAAGCGGTGCTGACGCACGACGAATTCGTTGGGTTCCTAAAGGGCAACATCATCAAGTACAGCCTGCGCGCCGGACGTAAAGAAGGCACAGACGATGCAGGCAAGGCCAAACACTACATGCAAAAGTTAGAAGAAGTTCAGTCTATGTGGTGAAAATCTGCCCAACGCATGCAAGCCTTGTAGATGCGAACATGTTTTGGGGGTGCTACTTGTCCACATAGACAGTGATCTTTGCAAGTAGCTCCATTCTCCACACGGTGAGGGGGGCACCGAATCTACATATCCCCCCACCCCTAACAAAGGAGAACTCATGGCCGCAACACCCGAAGCCAAAGTAAAAGCGAAGATACACAAAGCGCTTAAAGACGCTGGCGCATACGCCGTAAACTACATCGGTGGTATGTACGCAGCAAACGGAACCCCAGATATACTCGCCTGCCTTGATGGCCGGTTCATTGGAATCGAGGCGAAAGCTGGCTACAACAAACCAACAGGTATCCAAGTACTCAGCCTGCGAAAGATTGATAAGGCTGGCGGCTTGGCCCTCGTTATTAACGAGAAGAACCTTGACTACCTGCACACGTGCCTCGCTGACATCCATAACGCTGTGCACAACTATCACCCTTACGAGAAGATTCTAGATGAAGCTAATAACGATTGACTTTGAGACGTACTACGACCGACAGTTTAGTCTCACCAAATTAACAACCGAAGAGTACGTACGCTCTTCCCAGTTCGAGACGATTGGGGTAGCGACACAGATTAACAACGAGCCGCCAGTATGGTTCCCCAAGCATGAAGTAGCCGCCCACCTTGCCAGTATTGATTGGTCTGATGCGATGGTCGTGGCGCAGAACACCGCGTTCGATGGGGCAATCATGGCGTGGCGTTACGGCATCAAGCCGATGGCATGGGCGGACACACTGGGTATGTCTCGCGCGTTGTACCCACATGAGCGGGCGCACTCACTAGCTAAACAGGCAGAGCGGTTTCGTATCGGGGTAAAAGGCGACGAGGTTCTGAACGCGCTGGGTAAACACTATGATGACTTCACTGCGAAGGAGCTGGCGAGGTACGGTTCCTACTGCTGCAATGATGTGTCGCTGACGTATGGCTTGTTCAACATCTACATGGAGATGGGGTTCCCCAAGAAGGAGCTAAAGCTCATCGACTTAACCCTGCGTATGTTTACAGAACCTGCGTTGGTGTTAGATAAGGAGCACTTGATAGACCACTACGATGACGTGCTGGCGCGCAAGGAATTGCTACTGGATAGTGTGCGTAGAATCCTGAAAGCGGATGAGGACGAGGACGTTAAGAAGTTGCTCATGTCCAACCCGAAGTTTGCAACACTGCTGGAGAACTACGGTGTAGAGCCGCCAATGAAAACCAGCCCGACCACAGGTAAGCAAACATACGCGTTCGCCAAGACAGACGAGGAGTTTCAGGCGTTGACGGAGCATGAGGATGACCGTATTCAGTCCCTTGTTGCGGCACGTTTAGGTAACAAGTCCACCATTGAGGAGACACGTACCAAGCGATTTATTGATATGGCTGACCGAGGCGCGTTCCCAGTTCCATTGCGGTACTACGGTGCGCACACCGGGCGGTGGTCGGGTCAGGATAAGATAAACCTGCAGAACCTGCCGAGCCGTGGGGCTAACGCGAAGAAGATTAAGCAGGCGATCAGAGCGCCCGAAGGCTATGTATTTATTGACTGCGACTCGGCTCAGATTGAAGCTCGTACCTTGGCGTGGCTAGCTGGCCAGACAGACTTGATTGAGGCGTTTACTAACAAGGAAGACGTGTACAAAATTATGGCGGAGGCAATCTACGACACTCCTCGGGAAAAGATAGATAAGCAGCAGCGTCAGGTAGGCAAGGTGGTTATTCTCGGTGCCGGTTTTGGCGTTGGGCATCACAAGCTACAGGCGTTCTTGAAGACGCAGGCGGGGGTTACGGTCGAGTTAGAAGAAGCCAAGCGCATGATTGATACATACCGCGCATCGAACTTTCGCATAAAAGAGTTATGGTACAAAGCGGACGAGGCGTTGGAGGCGCTACGCATGGGGCAGACGTTTCAGGTTGATGTACCGGGCGTTATCAATGCGGTGCCGGGCTCAGGACTGACGTTGCCTAGTGGGCTATTTGTCCAGTACCCGGGTCTAGCGAAGGCGTTTGACGAGGAGAAAGGACGCGACCAGTGGACGTATATGTCCAAGGGTATCAAGACGTACATATACGGCGGGAAAATCGTGGAAAACTTTACTCAAGCAGTAGCCCGTTGCGTAGTGGCCGAGCAGATGCTGCGTGTTGCTCAGCGGTATAAGGTGGCGTTAACCGTACACGATTCGGTGGGGGCGCTGGCTAAGCGCGAGGAGGAGGAAGAAGCGAAGGCGCACATTGAGACGTGCATGTCGTGGCAGCCAAGCTGGGCCAAAGGATTACCCCTTGGGTGTGAATCAGATGTAGGGGATA